AGAAGGCCAAGGGTGGCATGATTACCTCATTCAGCCAAATCGCTCGCCCGCAGCGGTTTGAGGGAGTGTTCTAAGACCCCACCTGTGGTAGAGTGGGGCTATGGATCCGGTAACGATCATAGCCACCGCAACTGCGGCCTATAACGCCTTGAAGAAGGGCATAGAGATAGGCCGTGAACTGCAGGACATGGGTGGACAGCTGGCCACTTGGGCTGGCGCGTTATCGGACATCGAGTTCTTGGAGCGGAAGGCCGAGGACCCTCCGTGGTACAAGACGTTTTCGAGTTCTGTTCAAGCCGAGGCGATTGAGATCTTTGCTGCGAAGAAGCAGTTGGAGCAGCAGCGCAATGAGCTTCGTACGTATATTCAATACTCTATGGGGCAGTCGGCGTGGGAGGAACTGCTTCGGACTGAGGCGCATGTTCGAAAGCAGCGGGCGGAGCACGAGCATCGCAGGGCCGAGATCAATGAGATGTTGGTCTCTGGCCTACTCATCTTCCTCATGCTGACGAGCGTGACAGCCTTCATGACTGTTGTGCTGTGGCTGTATCTGGAGAACCACTCATGACCCCCAAAAAACTGGAACCGGATAGTCTGTTGGATGTTGCTGATCTGGACGGGGACGGGGTTGTCACCAACTCCGAGATCAACCGTCACGAGAAACTGCTGCGTATCGACAATTGGGACAAACAGCAGGACCAACAGAGACAGATGGCATGGGTGGCTATGGGGTCGATGGTCCTGCTGACGCTGGGTCTGATTCTGCCCATCCTGCCGACGGAACGTGTGGAAGTGCTGAATGGCCTGATGACGATGTTCTACACATCTCAAGCTGCGGTGGTTGCTACCTTCATGGGAGCAAGTGCCTATGTTCGCACACGCGAGCGGAGCCATGAGGATTAACCTTCTGATACTGCTGTTGTTTCTGACAGCCTGCGGCGCTTTGCCGCTGGGGATGCTGGGTGGTGGCGGGCCAAATGTCGCTGCGAATGTTCAGGCTGGAAAGGAAAACACTCAGCAAGTTGTAGCTAACCAAGAGAGAACTGAAGCTGGGCGTGATATCATCACCGAGACAAAGCAGGTTGATGCTGCATCGGTCGAAACCGTCACGATCAACAATTTTGCGGACATCCCGATTTGGTACTGGATCGCGTTTATGATCGGATGGATGGCACCTAGCCCGCCAGAAATGTTGCGCGGATTCATCGGACTGTTCAGGAGGAAGAAGTGAAAGAGAACTTCGACGACTGCTTGGAAATGCTCCTCAAGCACGAGGGTGGCTACGTCAATCACCCCAAAGACCCCGGTGGGGAAACCAACTTGGGTGTCACCCGCAAGGTCTGGGAGGGGTGGATCGGCAAGCCTGCCGCGCCGGACGCGATGAAAAAGCTGACGGTGAAAGACGTGGCTCCGCTGTACAAGAAGCTGTACTGGGATACGGTGCGCGGGGACGATCTTCCCGGCGGCGTCGATTGGGCTGTGTTTGATTGGGCGGTTAACTCTGGAACTGGCCGCGCAGCAAAGGCGTTACAGCGGGTTGTTGGTGTCACACCGGACGGCGGAATAGGGCCAGCCACTCTAGCGGCGGTCGAAAAGAAAGATCCGGAGGACATCGTTCAGGCGTTGGCAGACGTCCGAGAACAGTTCTATCGCGGGCTTCGGACTTTTGATACATTCGGCAGGGGCTGGTTGCGCCGTAACGAAGAGACGTTGCATACCGCGCTTGAGATGGCCAGAAAGACCACATGGGTTGGCCGTATCGCCTCGGCCATCAAGAACCGGAACTAGTCACGTTGGAGTACTCCTATGCGGATCGAAATCAAAGTCCTTCCTGACGAAGAGATGGAAGTGGATAAGTATGAAGAGGACGACGAGGGGGAGATGTGCCCGCTCGCGACGATGGACCCTGAGGTCAACGCGGAGAACCGCGAAGAGGCGGTTGAGTATGCCAACTACCGCGAGCCTGAGCCCGGCGGGGCGTTTCGTCAGGACAAGGTCTGCGGCAGCTGCGGCGCGTACAACCAGACCGAAGACATGATGGAGTGCATCGGCGACGAGACGGGCAACACCGGATACTGCCAGAAGTGGAAGTTCGTCTGCGAGGCCGGGTACACCTGCGACAGCTGGGTCAAGGGCGGGCCTATCACATCCAGTGTGCAAGAAAATTATGGAGAGTATTTCTAGTGGATGTTGTAGACTTCGCAAAATACATGTACAGGTTGTTACGTGAGCGTGAGGCTGATCTCACGCAAGCTCTTGCTTCTGGTTCCGTGCAGTCTTGGGATCAGTACAAGATGACGGTGGGGGAGATTCGGGGTCTCTCCTTCGCTGTGCAAGAAATGAAGGCCCTGCTGGAGAAGACCGCTGACGATGTCGAGGACATTATATCTTCCTGATCACGTCGCGCAGAAAATCAACACGGAAAGGCTGGCTGAAAAGTCCGCTGCTTCGGCTGAAAGCGTGTACGTTGAGCCGACGGATCGAGTTCTAGATCCATCTCTTCTTCAAAAGCCACTGCTTGATCGCCTTCCTCAGCCTACTGGCTGGCGTATTCTCGTGATGCCCTACAAGGGCAAAGAGAAAACGGACGGCGGTCTGTTCCTTCCAGATGAGTTTGTCGAGCGTGAAGCGCTGGCCACTGTTGTGGCGTACGTCCTTCGCGTCGGCCCAGAGGCATACAAGGACGAGCGCAAGTTTGGTCCGGGGGCCGCGCCGTGGTGCAAGCAGGGCGACTGGGTTTGCATTGGCCGATACACCGGTTCGAGGTTCAAGATCGACGGCGGAGAGGTCCGCATCATCAACGATGATGAGGTGATCGCCACGCTCTTGGAGCCGGATGATATCAAGCATGTTTGAGGTGTGAGATGATGTCTGACGACAATGAGAACGACAACGAAGGCATCGTTGTTGAGCAGCCGGATAGCGGCACGGATTCCGACTCGGAGCGTCTACAGCGCCCGAAGCCGGAGAACGACGCGGATGAACTGGACAGCTACAGCAAGGGCGTTCAGGCGCGCATCCGCAAGCTGACGGAGAAGTATCGTCAGGAAGAGCGCGACAAGGCAGAAGCCGTTCGCATGAGCGAGCAGCTGTTTGCTGAAAACCAGCAGCTGAAGCAGCGCATGCAGGCGCTGGATAATGGCTATGTCTCTGAGTATGGCACGCGGATTGAGACGCAACTCGAGGCTGTCAAGCGCCAGTACAAGGAAGCTTTCGACGCTGGTGACACGGATCGTATGGCGGATGCCCAGCAGAAGCTGGCACAGATCGCGCTTGAGCAGCAGCGCTACAACACCGCGAAGATGCGGCTGGAGCAGGAGCAGCGTCTCCGTGCCCAACAGCAGCAGCAGCCGGTGCAGCGTCAGGCCGCTCCTCCGCCTCGGGTTGATCCTGAGCCGAAAGCTCTGGAGTGGAAGTCGCGCAACGAGTGGTTCGGTCAGGACAAGGTCATGACTGCCGCTGCTGGTGTGATCCACGCGCAACTCGTCAACGAAGAGGGGTTTGACCCGCAGAGTGATGAGTATTATAGTGAGATTGATCGCCGTCTCCGTAAGGAGTTCCCGCAACGATTTACGGCGGCGCGAAAAACGGGTGGAAGTCAGGTCGCCTCTGCTGGCAACTCCGCATCCCGCAGTACAAATCAGGGGCGCAGGACGGTCAAGTTGACGCACTCACAGGTCGCGATTGCAAAAAGGCTTGGCGTACCTCTCGAAGAATACGCCAAGTACGTGAAGGAGTGAGAGACATGACCGATAGAACGCCTCGCGCAAGCGAAACTCGCGAAGCCACTTCGCGCCGCAAACCTTGGGCACCGCCCAGCCGCCTTGATGCTCCCAAAGCCCCTCCGGGGTTTGTGCATCGCTGGATTCGGATCGCGGTCCGTGGGGAAGACGACAAGACCAACGCCTACCAAAGGCTGCGGGAAGGTTGGGAACCCGTGCGGGCTGACGAATACCCGGAGTTCCACGCTCCGGTTATCGATGAAGGCAAGTACACTGGGATCATCGGCAATGGTGGTCTGATGCTGTGCCGCATTCCTGTCGAGACAGCCAAAGAGAGAGCCGAGTATTACGGGATCCGGGCCCGCGAACAGATGGTTGCAGTCGATGAGGACCTGATGAAGGACCAACATCCTTCAATGCCGATCAGTCGTAGTCGGCAAAGTCGTGTTTCGTTTGGAGGACGCGGAAGCGCCTCCTAGTGTCAACTGAAGGAGTAGTACCATGGCAAACGTCAATGTTGCCTTCGGTCTTCGTCCCGTCGGTGTTGTGGGCTCTGCGCCCAACAGCACGGGAACGACCGAGTACCGCATCGCTTCGACGAACACCAACGCGATCTATCAGGGTGCACCCGTCATTCCGCTCAGCACTGGTTTCATTGACCGTGTGGGCGCGGCAACGGGCGGCACCGTGGGTATTCTCGGGGTGTTCTGGGGCTGCGAGTACGTTTCGTCTGTCACCGGAAAACTGACGTTCTCGAACTACTGGCCGGGCTCGGGTGCAAACTCGGACTACCCCGTCCGGGCGTTTGTGTACGACAACCCGATGCAGGTTTTCGTCATCGCCACGTCGAACGTCAACTCGTCGTGGGATACCGAAGCCGAGCTTCGTGCTGGCGTCTTCGCCAACGCGAACTTCGCTGGCGGTCAGTCGGGCTCGACCATCACCGGCATCTCGTCGGCGACACTCGATGTCCAGACCATCGACACCACCAACACGCTGAACCTCCGTATCATGGGCATCCAAGAGGATCCCGAAAATGCGGACTTTGCGTCGGCTGGTATCCCCGTTCTCGTCCGTCTGAACAACCACTTCAACTCGCCGAATGGCGCGGCTGCTGGTGGCACTGTTTCGACGACCGGCATCTAAGGAGGCGGAACAATGGCAATCTCTCGCGCACAACTGGCGAAAGAGCTGGAACCCGGCCTCAATGCCCTCTTCGGCATGGAGTACGCCCGGTACGAGAACCAGCATGCGGAAATCTACACCACCGAGTCCTCGGATCGTGCATTCGAGGAGGAAGTGATGCTGGCGGGCTTCGGATCAGCCCCGCTCAAGCAGGAAGGTTCCGCCATCAACTACGACGACGCGCAGGAAGCTTACACCGCGCGTTACAACCACGAGACCATCGCGCTGGCCTTCTCGATCACCGAGGAAGCCATCGAGGACAACCTGTACGACCGCCTCGGCAGCCGTTACACGCGCGCCCTCGCCCGCTCGATGGCCCACACCAAGCAGGTGAAAGCCGCTGCCATTCTGAACAACGCTTTCACGGGCGGTGCTTCGGCTGGTGGCGACGGCAAGGCGCTCTGCGCCACCGATCACCCGCTGACCAGCGGCGGTTCGTTCGCGAACAAGCCGAGCGTTGATGCTGACCTGAACGAGACCTCGCTCGAGGACGCGCTCATCAGCATCGCTGGTTTCGTGGACGAGCGTGGTCTCAAGGTCGCTCTTCGCGGCATGAAGCTCATCATCCCCCGGCAACTCCAGTTCGTTGCCGAGCGTCTGATGGTTTCGAACCTCCGCGTTGGCACCGCCGACAACGACATCAACGCCATCCGTTCGATGGGCATGCTTCCGGAAGGGTACGTCGTCAACGACTTCCTCACCGATCCGGACGCGTTCTTCATCAAGACGGATGCTCCCCGTGGCTTCATCCACTTCGAGCGCACCCCGCTCTCGACGAACATGGAAGCCGACTTCGACACGGGGAACATGCGCTT